GTTTTGCTGGCACGAGCAACGCCTATAAATTTCTTCGCTTACGCTTCGTTCGGATGCCGAACACGCTTGTCCTATCGACTGCCTGCGCCCAAATCACGGGCATCGCCGGGAATGTGGTAACAGTGGCAAGTTTTCCCACCTCTCCCGCGCCTTTCACCACAAGCGCGACCTACGATATCATCTCCAATAGTCCGCAGATGTTTGTTAGCCAGGGAGATGATCTTACCGTCTCCGCCATTGATCCCATACTAAAGACCATGACCTTTACTTCGCTACCCGCCGATTCTTTGGGTAATACGCTCGCGCAAGTGGGTGACTGGGTGTGCTTCGCTATGCAATCGCCCATTCCACAGATACCGTTCAAGCCGGGATTTCAATTACTGCTTCAACTCTCGGCGGCTAAGTGCCTAGAAATTCATGGCGATACACAGGGATTCAATGTGGCCATGAGTCAAGCGGCGGACATGAAGAACTATTTCATTTCAGTAATCACGCCTCGCGTCGATGGAAACGTTGTTCGCCTTACTACTCCAAACTCCCTCTACGGGTGGGACTAAATGACTCTCGAAACTGATCCGCAGCAAATTCAACTCGACTGTAAAGGGCTATACACAATGCCCAACAGCCTGTCCAAAGTACCGGCGGGCTCTCTCTTGCAGGCCGAGAATGTGGTGGTGGACTATAACGGTCTTCTCTCCGTGCGGCGCGGCATCAAGCAATTCGGGGTAAGTTTCCAGACACTAACGGGGAATGCGAACACTGAGGTATTCGGGGAATTCTTTTATAAGGACTCGAAACTCGCGTGGTATGGTGATGCCACGTTGGCAGATATAAATCCTGCGCGTAATAACTTTGCCTACGATAGTGATGGCCTGGGCACATGGGTGAATACGACGATGAATGTGCCGTCACCTGCGTATGTTCTCACGGATACTTATCGCTCGGCGCAAAGCAACGACAATATTTATTTCACATCGAACGCGGGGATTTTGAAGGCCGACGATCCCTCGCGTCCTCTCTATTCAGCGGGCGGTTTGCCGGGGCTAGATGGCCAGGCTGTTCTTTCAGATAGCTCAGGTTTCATGGCTACCAATACGGAAGTAGCCTATCGGATGACATGGACCTTTACAGATTTCAATAATAACGCGGTCGAAGGAACACCGAGTACCCGCGTCGTCATTGCTAATAACTCTGGCGGAAGCCGAAATGTCACTCTAACCTTCACCATACCGCATGGCACAACGATTGACTACCAATATAAAATTTATCGTTCGATCATGTCCGCAACCGGCACTACTGAACCGGCGGATGAACTTCAACTTGTCATTACCGGCAATCCGACGAGCACAGACTTGACGAACGGCTTTTTTACGGTGAAAGACACCACCCCAGAGAGTGAGCTTGGCGCATTCCTGTACACAAACTCAGGACAGGAAGGTATTTCCCAGGCGAACACGATCCCGCCTCTGTCGAATGACATGTGTTTCTTCTTCGGGTATATGATTTATGGCTCTTGCACCACACAACAGAAATTTTTGCTCTCTCTTCTTTCAGCAGAAACTCCGCTGGGGCTTGCGATTGGCGACACTTTCACGGTTACGCGGGGAAGCACTACGTTTACTCTTACAGCTCATGCCTCAGAGGTGATTGCGTCCGGCTATTTCAAGTTATTCACGGGCGGCGATCCAGGTAGCGACATTTTGCAGACAAAGTTGTCTTTGATCCACGTATTAAATCGTTATGCACAACTTCTCGTCTACGCTTTCGATGCCTCGGACGTAAATAGTGCCACTTCGCTCCCGGGCGACTTCTATTTGCAGGAGCAAGGCATCGGTGGCAGCCCATTCAACGTGTTTTCCTCTAACACAACGGCCTGGAATCCCCCTCTCAACCCATCCATTGGTGTTCCCTCGCTGGCTGGCGGCGGAAAAGGCATGGGATTTTGTTCAAAATTTCAGCAGCCAGAAGCAGTGCCCCTTTCCAATACAATTAACGTGGGAAATCCTAATTTTGAGTGGTTGCGGGTGCTTCCTCTCCGAAATAGTGTCGTCGTTCTCAAGGCCGACGGGCTGTTCCAGCTTACAGGGACTACGTTCCCTTTTACAGTGACCACACTGGACACCGGCACCATTCTCACTGCTCCTGAGAGCCCTGTGGTGATGAACAATCAAGTTTTTGCCTATACAAATCAAGGCATCGTTGGTATTTCTGAAACTGGTCCCGGCATTCTCTCTCGCCCTATCGAAAACATTCTTCAGCGGATTAGTTCCTACCTCTATGTTCAATTCCCGCAGAAATCATTCGGCGCGGCGTATGAAACGGATAGGAAGTATATTTTTAGCACTATATCCGAGAACGATAACTATGTAAAGGCGACCATTCAGTATGTGTACGATACTATTACTGAATCATGGACAACCTATACCTATCCTATCGCCCTGTGGGACATTAGGGAAAGCCCCACAGAGCACAGGCTATACCTTACTTCGGCGGACCCCGCCTATCCGTATGTCTTTCAAGAGAGGAAGAGTTTCACGCGTCTCGACTATGCCGACATAGAGTTACCCGTTACCATAGTGGCCTACGACAATACGCAAACGCCACCGGTTGTCACTTTGTCCAGTACGGCAGCCGTTACTGTCGGATGGAGTTTGGCACAACTCGTTTTGGTGGGCGGTGTTCCTACGAGCATCTTGAACCTGTCTGTGATTACACGGGTTATAGATGCCACGCATATTAATGTGACCGATGCAGTGAACTGGGATTTATCAGGGATATCGCTTACGACTGTAGAGCAGCCGATTCCAGTCAGCGTGGCCTATTGCCCGATTATTGGTTCAGGAGTGGCTTCTACCGGCGCGACAGTGGCGGGCAACCCTGGCATAATTAAGTTCTTCAAAGAAATCCAATTCTTCTTTCAGAACGTTGACTTTACGCTCGTCAATGTTAGCATCGCCAGCGACTTTGTGGCCGGTGGGGCACCGATGGCCCTGATTCCCACAACCGCGACTGTCGGATGGGGCCAATTTGCATGGGGACAAGTGCCGTGGGGTGGAAACTCCGAATTCACCGTACAATCTATACGCACCTATATTCCCCTATCTGCAAGACGGGCACACTGGTTGAATATATCTCTGAACGTGGAACAGGCAATGACGAGTTTCACTTTTGGTGGTGCTGTCTTGACATACACGCCGGTAACAACGCGTTCCAAATAAACCATGCAACTTCCTCTCTACAGACGCCTCACCCAAGAAGACCTCGCAGATGCCCCGAAGGGGTCATGGAAAGACCGTCTCTTGTACGCGATGAATCTATTCTTCCAGCAAATCTATTCGGGGCTCAACAACAATCTTACGCCCGAGCAGAACTGCATCGCGCAGACGAAAACGTTTCAGATCACGGGTAGTAGCACCCCGGCGAATAATGCGTACAGCTTCACCGCGAGCTACCCGTATCAGCCACTAGGATACGATCTTTTGAATATCCAGCCGACGGATAATAGTACCCCAATTTTTACCGCCGCGCCGCACATCAGTTGGAACTTTGCAAACGGTATGTTTAACATTTTAGGAATATCCGGCCTCACCGATGGAGTGCAATACATCATCACACTTCGCGTTTGGTGGGGACAGATTATCAACCACTAGGAGCTATTACGATGCCATTCGTTCCCAACATGACCGACGATGAGCAACAGAACCCTAACGTACAGGGGGCCGTTGCGCCCGCTGGCGGCGGTGCCGTCCATCTATCTCCCTCTTCTGGTGTCGGATCATCCGCTCCTGCCGGAGCTGCCGGGGCTCCTGCCACGGGGGCAGGCGGTTCTTTCGCCACGTTAGACAAATATCTTACAGCCAATCAAGGACAGGCCGCGCCTCTGGCTGGACAAATTACCAATCAAATTGGCCAGCAATATAGCGGATTGGATGCCCAAAATAATGCCGCCATCGCGAGCATGAATAATCAGGTGACGAATGCTCCCGGCTATACGGCGAGTGATCCGAATGTGCTGGCACAAGAAGCGGCCAATCCTGTCTCATTTTCTGGCGATCAAGGAAACGTAAAGCAATTCCAAAGTTTGCTAGACAATACATATAGCGGACCTGCGACGGCAGAGGGAACAACGGATTATACGAATCAGCAGAATGCCATTAATAATGCCATCTCCACGGGACAAGCGGCCACGGGTACAGAAGCGGGCCGAGAAAATCTTCTGTCACAGAATGAGGCTACACCTACAACTGGTGTCACCGCACTTAATAGCGCGATTCTGTCACAAGACCCGAACGCTCTCGGTTCTATAGAGAACGCCTATCAGCCGTTCAATAATCTGCTCACCAATCTTAATACAGGCGCACAAGGCGTAGATACGACTATTGGTAAGGAACAGTCGGACGCGGCCACTTCAAGTGCGGCGGCGAATAAGCAAATTTCTGACCAAATAGCCGCTCTAAATACGAACGTAAATAACGAGTATAGCAATCTTCAAAATCAATACGCTACAGCGAATACTGAGGCTTCCAATCTCGCTTCCGGTTTGCAGAGCGGAAAATTACCGACCAGCGGCAATGTTGATCCAAGACTACAAAACTTTATAAATAACGATATCAATCCTTGGGTAACTGCTAATGATCCGGGGCAGTCGGTGTCCTATAACTTTGCCAATGCGGTTCCCCAGTTTGCCACCAATCCAAGTCCTACGCTCCCCCAGGCGGCAACTGCCGAGGATTACGCCCAGGCGGGAGCATTTCAAAATCTACTCGCCGGATTGAATACGGGAATAGCCGCGCCTATAATTAATCCAACTACAGCATCCCAGGCGGGAACTTATAGCACAGCGGCTCTTCCAGCCGTGAATAATAATACATTGGCCAGTGACATAGCAGGTGGACTAAGCGCGCTACCCGGTAATGTATCGGCTGCACCATATCAGCAGTATCTTGGTCTGTTGGCAGCTCTTCAGAAGTATCAAGGTTTACCCGTCCAGGGTGGTCCATGGGGACCAAGCTGGAATGGGTCTATTCCGACTGATCTTGGCGTAAACAATAGCGGGTTCGGCGGCGTATAAAATGAATTACAATTTAGGAGACAGATAACATGAGCCTTTTCGATTCGTCCGATTCATCCTCGCAAGACTATCTCAAGCAAGCACTCGCCGCCTATCAACAGGCCAATGTGCCCACCATTGCCTCGGAGACGGTTAATAATTTACCGCTCGAATCCGTGCAGGGTACGGTCAATCCAGCGAATATTCAAGTGGCCACACAGGCTCCTTCTGCCTATAATGATATTTCGCTTGACCCAGCGACCCGAGCGGCGCAGATGAACGCTCTCAGCCAATACACAAATATTGCTGACGCGGGCGGACTAGACGCCAATGCTAAACTCGCATTGCAACAGACGATAGATGCCACGAATGAGCAATCACAAGGGGCTCAGGGTGCAATCCAGCAGAACGCGCAGGCGATGGGGCAGGGCGGCGGAGATTTCGCTCTCACACAACGCGCTATTGCGGCCCAGGGTGCATCCAATACAGGGGCGACGCAAGGCTTACAAGCGGCTGCAGAAGCCGAAGCCAATCGCGAAGCCGCGCTAAATCAAATGGCGAATATTGGTGGAAGCGTAAATGCTGCTGATTATTCTCAGGCGGCGACGAAAGCCGGAGCGCAGAACACGATCAATGCCACGAATCAAGCGGCCACGAATGCCGCTAATACAGGAAACGTGACGAACGCCATCAATGCGGGCGAATTCAATACCAATACTGCGCAGGGTGTAAATGCCGCCAATACAACAGCCGGTCAGGGCCAGGTTTATTACAATGCCAACTTGCCACAGCAGCAGTTCAATAATGAATTGAGCAAGGCGAGCGGTATTGCAGGTGTTAGTGCCAATCAAGCGGGGGCAGCGCAAACGGCTCAGAATCAGAACAATGCTATGACGGGTGCACTACTCGGCGCGGCTGGCACAATCGCGGGTGGAGCAATGGGCGGCCCAGTGGGCGCAGCCGTCGGAAGCCAAGTTGGCAAAGCGGCGGCAGGGGCTACGGCTAACGGTGGCGGAACGAGCGTGAAGAATGCGGCACACGGCGGCTATTTTGCTAAGGGTGGCTACGCTTGCTATGCCGACGGTGGCGTCGCGCATGACCACGCTATTTGCATGAAGCTCGGCGGCCATGTTGGCGGGGAAGCGAAAGTGGAAGGCGATAGCGAGACAAACGATACAGTGCCCGCGATGCTGAGTCCTGGCGAGCTAGTGATTCCACGCTCGGTGCCGAAGGATGGGAAAAGCATGGAAGAGTTTGCGAAACATGCCCCAGTGGGCGGAGACACGAAAAAGAAAGTGGACATGACAGGATTTATGAGCGGCTACAAGAGAGGTAAATAAGATGCCTTTCGAGAGCGACGCGCAAAGACGCTTCATGTACTCCCAACACCCTGAATTAGCCGCCGAATTTGAGAAGGCCACGCCGAAGGGTGCTGATCTGCCAGAGCACGTTAAGAAGATGGCCGATGGTGGCGTATCGGATGCAGATGAACGTAGCCCAGATTATCCCACCGCCGCAATGACCTCTATGCCGCCCGAAGTTCTCAGCACGTTGATGGGTGGTTTGATGGGCGGAATGAATCCTGTTTCTGCAGCGAAAGAAATCCCCTCCGCCCTAGAAGGACTCGGGGAAGCCGGGGAAGCAACATTGGGGAAAGCTGACCCAGAGGAAGTGACCGCTTTCGTAAAAGGAATTCAGAAAGGCGCACCCGGATCAGAAGGTGTCAAAATTTATGGAGTGAAAGGTAGCCCCGCGAAGCTGAAGGAATTATTTGGTGATGAGGCTCCTGGTTCAGTGCCGGAAAATGTTCTGAGGGATAAGGGTATTTTACCAGCACAGGTACCCGAGTCACAAAACCCCACTGCGCCGTTCGCCCAAGACTTACGGCATCTATGGGGAGACGCAGCGAGTGAACAAAGTGGAACTCCGATTGATGTGCGGGGTCCATATGAACGTCCCGATATATTTTTGCCTAAGAAAATGGCGGAGGGTGGAACAATGAAAGGCTATGACGAGAATGACTCCAAATCTTTATTCCGGTCGATGATCGGGAAATATGCCAACGGTGGGATAGTTAAACCCGAAGGCGAAGAAGAAACCCCCCCGGCGGTAGCACCTGTTGCTCCTGCGGCCGTTGTTAATCCTCCGGCTCCTCCCGCCCCAAAGAGTGAGGGCGGCGACGCAGCTCCGGTGGCCCCGAAAGATAATACGGCTGGCGTTGCGTCTCCTACACATACGAGCACAGAGACAGGCGGATCAAGCCCCGGTGGTGCATCAACGGGTGGCGTCGGCAGCGGAATTGGCGGCGCAGGAACAGGTGGAGCCGCTACAGGCGGAGCCTCGACCGGTGGAGCTGGTACAGTCACCGTAACGGTTTCTGGTGATAGTGGTAAAGGAAAATCAAAGGGTGGAAAAAAGTCTCCTACGACTATTAATATAAGCAATGTCGGCGGAACTACGGAAGCCGGTAATGTTGCCAGTGGCGATGGTCCTGGTAGCTCTGGTACTGGTGGGAAAGGAAGTGGATCAGGTGGCGGTGGGGGTGGAGCTACGCCCAGCGAGCCAGAAGGAATGGCTAAAGGTGGCACGTTCTTAGAGAATGAAACCCCCGCAAAAGCGGCGAAAGATGTTCATTTGAAGATGGCGAAAGGCGGCATCGTTCCTGATGACAAGAAACGCGCCGCTGTTTATAAGGCTATGGGAATAAAAGGATATGATGACGGTGGAACACCTGATGACACAGCAACGCCCGCGCCGCCACAGCCGAATGACCCGGGGTATGCGGCTTTCATTCAGAACCTTCTATCCAAGGTAGGGTTTGGACACACGCCGCAAGGCGCGGCTAATGTCGGAGCCACCGCCGATACGCTCGGAGCGGTGGGAAGTGCACTAGGAAACGCACTACCCACAATGCCAGCGGTGGCGGCAGGAGCCGCGAATGCGGCATCCACTCCGGGCCTAGCCCCAGCCATAAATGCTGGTCTAGGGACCAACCTGGCGGCACCAGCGGCTCCCGCGCCAGCCCCAGTAGCAGCCGCGCCAGTTGCGCCGCCCGCGATGCCCCCAGCGGCCCCTAAGCCTATGGGTGCTCCCGCGATGCCAGGACCAGCGGCCGGTGCTGCTCCTTCTGGTATGCCAGATTTAAGCGGCATGTTCAACCAGGACACCTCTAAACTAACACAAGGTGTCAACCCGGAAGATCGGCAAGCTGTGATAGATAAACTACAGGCCCAGCAACATGGGCTAGGTGCCATCATTTCACAGGCGGTGGCTGGCTTAGGAGATGCGCTATCCGCAAAAGGCGGAAAAGAGACTCATGCTCTGGGAAACATATTTGCCATGAACACACAGCAACGCCAGGAATCTCTGGCGAACTTCGACAAGGCGCGACAGGACAGAGTGCAGAAGCTACAACTACAGACGCAGATGGGCGACAATGCCTTAAAACAAGCGGCCGCCGCTGATGCTTATGGCGTTGATGAGCATCTCAACGGACTGTTGAATGCACCGAAAGGAACGATGAAGAAAGACTTGCCAACCTATATGGGAATAATGAGCGCGGGAATAGCCGCGAAAGAGAAAGACGAAGACCTGTATATGAAGGCTCACGCGCAGGCGGGAACGGACGTAGATAATGCGATCAAAAACTCGTCTGTTCTCGGTATCAAGCCGAGCTCTGCGCAAGTACAGGCCATCGGTAATAAACTCGCCGACGTGTATTACAACAAGGCTAAAGGAAATGTGGGTATTAAAGCCTCCGACGGTAGCCAGCATTGGATACCCGCCGCGAGTCTTGGCAAAGCTAAACAAATGGACCCAGGTGTACAGGTGATACAATAATGGCTGATTTCTCGTCAATCGGTGGAACGCCCGCACATACGGGCAAAATAGACTTCTCTGCCATAGGTGGAACTCCAATGGTGGGGGGAGATGAATCCGCAGACGACACCACAGCCCTCGGCGCGGCCGGGCGCGGTGCTGTCGGCATGTTGCCAATGGGCAACCAGGCGTACTCTGCCATTGCTGGCGCGGCGGAGAAGAAACCATACCTACAGGAACGCCAGGAGCTTGAAAAAGAGATAGCGTCCGATGCGGAGAACCATGAACCGTCTCGTTTAGTCGGCCAAGCCGCTGGAATAGCGGCTCCCGCCTTGCTTACAGGCGGTTCTAGCGTCCCAGAGAGCCTTTTAGGCGCGGCAGGTCAAGGAGCGGCCGTTGGGGCTGGATTTGGGGCAGGAAACGCGATAGATACGCTTGCTAGTGGGGGCTCGGGGGTTAAGGCGGCGGGGGATGTGGCTTTAGGCGCGGGACTTGGCGCGGCGGGCGGGGCAATAGGGCAAAAGCTCGCGGGAGCGGCCGAATCGGCTGTTCCAGGTATCGAAACCTATGCGGCGAAGAAAGCGGCCTCGGCTGTGGGCATGGGGTCCGACAAACTGGGCAATATGAGCCAGCAGGAGCTTATTGATACCGGCAAAATGCTCATGGACAAGGGCATTGTGAAGCAGGGCGCATCCACCCAGGAGATGTTTGACACGGCTAAAGGTTTGCATGAGCAATATGGCGATAAAATAGGACAGATTGGCAATCAAGCGACAGATTTAGGCTTGACTGCCGATACAAAGCCAATGCTAGATGCTTTGCAAGAAAAATTCCAGGCCGCTGATGCGCTTCAAAACCCAGACGAAAGAAAGGCCGCTCTTTTTTATAAACGGGGAGCAGCCGATATTCTCGCCATGGCAAAACAAAATGGGGCAGAACGCGTTGGTCCAGATATTGTCAAAGCGGATATGGCTCCAAGTTTTGTCACATTCGACCAGTTACAACAACTAAAGAAGTCCTATGGGAATTCTGCGTTCGAGAATGGCGCAGTGAAGAATCCAGCTGCCGCCGACATCTATGGTCAACTCAGCGCGGGTCAAAAGGCCATCGTGAATAAGGCTTCCGGTAATCCCAATCTGCCAAACGATCTGAAAGATGCCATGAGTGGCTATTCCAAACTTTACCCGGTCGTGGACGGCCTGCAAGATGTCCTCGGCCGCGAACGGGCGGGAAATATGCCCACGAAGGGATTTGGTATGATCGGGAAACTCGTCGGCCAGATGCCAGGGCAAAGTAATCCCGCCATCAATGCTCTTACATCTCTTGGGCTTATGGGGGCCGGTCATCCTCTCTGGGGGATTGGTGCGGCAACCGCTACGATGCAAAATCCTCGCGCTATGTCTACGATGGCGCAAGGCGTTGCAAATGCTATCCCCGGCATTGCGGGAAAGCTACCGATGGTCGGGGCACAATTGGGCGGTGTGGCATCGGCACAGAATATGGGGGAGACGAAGCCCATTCACACGAACGATTCGACGCTAAAAACACCGGGAAATAATGCTCCTACTACAGTCAATGTTAACCATCCCGCGTTAGCCCCCTGGAAGCAGACATTCCAGAAGAATGCCGCGCAGGCGAAAGATGCAGGCGAGGTACAGAAGTCGCAGGCGGTGACAGACTTCGTTTTAAGCCAGCGTGATCCATCCTACGCGGCGGCGAAGCAAAAGATGTCAGATAATCCGGTTACGGAGAACAGCGATGCCCAGTATTGATAAGCGTGTGGGTCATTTAGAAGAGACGGTTGAAAAACATCTGATCGAATCTGGCGAGATTCGTGCAGATTTGAAATGGTTGAAGAAGTTTATGTGGTTTGTGGTGAGTTCACCATTCGTAGTGGAGGGCATTAAGCACATTCATCTGGCGGGGAAATAGCTATGGGAGATAATGTATGGACGCAACTATTTGTCCAGGCTGCAAACTTTCTATCGTCCCTATCCGCATCTTCGAGCGTAGCCCAAAATCCGCCCAATGGTGGCGCATTTCCAAGTGCCCCCGCGAACGTTGCGGCTACAATCTCGACCTCGACAAATGCGACGCGCCTGGAACTAGTTTTAAATCGGAAGGAGACGGAGAACGGAGGTATTTTCGGGACGATACAGGCGGGAGATGGTAGCAGATTTACCTGTCTATCTTTGGAGAATCAGGCTTTATCAATTCCAACGGGGCGATACGAAATCGAAATCTACGACTCTCCTCACGCAGGACATCCCTTACCACGTTTGAAAAATGTACCTGGCAGAACCGAGATAGAAATACACTGTGGAAATATCCCCCAAGATAGTAAGGGCTGTATAATTGTCGGGGATCACCGCGCAGGGGGCACTCTAGAGGATTCTCGGACGGCATTTGATCGTCTATTTCCATTGATTCGGGCAGCTATAGCGACTGGTCCACAGTGGATAGAGATTGTCGGTGAGGACATACGCCCTTGTTAAAGCCCTTAGCGAGGTTGCAGTTAAAACAAAGAATCTGATACCTAGTCTTATCCCACCCGAGCTTTTTAGCAAGCTTCTGACCAACTATACCGGCACTCCTTCTAGTGTTTCTCTCCTTCCACCCGTCGTTATTGATGTGGTCTAGTGAAAGAAATCGTTTATCATTGTAACCACAACACGCACAAGCACTACCAAGGCAGGAAAACATCTCTGCCCGAAAAGTTAGCGCATATTTTTTGCGATTAGCTATGGCTCGATCCCGATTTTTCCAGTACCACGATTTCCCACGCCTTATCTCTGATTCTCTATTGGCCAGATATTCTTCCCGTCTCGTCACTTTAGCATCCCGTAGAGTTTAAGTATCTCCCTCGCCGCGAACCATTTCAGCACCTCCGCCAGAATTACAGCGTTACCCCATAGAAAACTTTTCAGTATAGTTGTCATTTCCCCTCCCCGGCCGTCAATCCCGCCTCTGGCAGCGTAAACTGCTTCTTCCTCGCTGTCTTCTTCCTATACAACTCCTTCTCATAGACAATCTTATCGAAGTCGTACTCCCTAATCAGAATCCAAAGAATCCCGGCGTCTAGCAGCATACAAACAATGGCGATCAGTCTGTCCCAGGGCATATGTCCCCCTATTGATGCGCTATCCATAGATATACGGCGATGAGCATGAGATAATAGGCCCCCACCACATATTTTACCTCACTATCGCGCATTTGCCACCACCATGTAGAGTGCATTCAGCATCCCTGCTCCCACCGCCACGAAAGTGACAATCGCAATCAACCAGAATATTTTCATCGCAGAAACTCCTTCACGTCATCTATTCCTACCGCCAAAGATATTCCTTGCCAGCCAAAGAACCCCACCGTCATTGTATTCACGCCAACAAGCTCTCCCTTCGTATTGAATGCCCCGCCACCGCTAGACCCAGGATTAATCATGGCCGTCGTGATAAGGTAATGCGACGTAAAACCATGGGCGTGATAGTTAATCGCGCCGACGATACCTTCTGACACCACGAATTCAAAATCAAGCGGCGACCCTATATTGAATATACTATAGCCACGCTTGGGCAGTTTCGCCAGGCGCACATATGGATGACTATAGGGAACTTCAAGCAGCGCGAGGTCTTTTGCGGCCGAAAGTCGAATAACGTGAACCGGATACCCGACGCTCTCATTCGGCCCCCTCGCCCAGACATATTCTATGGGCAGTTCAAAGCAATGGGCAGCTGTTAGGATATGCGTGGGGTCCACGTACGTCCCCGAGCAGCCACCACGCATTCTGTGCCCATTTTGATCCTTGTACGTTTTCATTCTCAGCAGAACACTCGCATCTAATGCGCGGGTAATCACTTTTGGAGCCATAGCGACAGGGCGAGTCGTGAGAGTTTCATACGCGCGAAGACATAAAACTGCGAACAGTGACCAAACGATAATCCTAGTCTTCATTTTTCGGCTCCTTTTTAAACCCTATTCCGAGGACTTTCTTGCCGCGTAGGCGATTCTTTATGTCTTTATCATTCAGTTTTACGGCCCGAAGCTCATAAACCAATTCTTTCAATATAGCTATGCGTTCTTCCTCCGTGACCGCTTTTCTGGCCTCGCGTCGCCGGAAAAACTCTTCGAGCGTATCTACATCCACTTGAAAGCCTTCCATTATTTCACCTTCTCGCCCGTGGCCCATCCGCCACAGCTCTGGCATTGATATCGCTGATACCTGGCTTTATTCTTTACAGCGACACCACGCCGCTGCATCCGTCCTTTGTCCCCACATACTTTACATAACACCGACGCTTTTTCAGCGATAAACGGGGACGGCATAGACTCGGGAGCCCATGCCCGTATTTTCATGTAAAGTTCTTCGGTCGCCAGGACATCGTGTTTATTATATATTTCCATTTCTTTCCAGGCTTTCATGTTCCCGGCGAGGCATTCCGTCCACAACTTCATCCCTGGAAACTTTCTATGCTTCAGCTTTTTATACTTCTTGCACAATACCCCCGACAGATATTCGAGACTGTTCGACGTGAAACACGCGATGCGCCGGGCCAGTCTGTAGGTATCGAAATGCCGATATGGACTCGGGGGCATCATGCCGTTCAAAATGAATCTGGCATTAAGTTTGGGACTGTCGAACTTCTGCCCGTTTTGGGTGATGACAATATCTGCCTCGTCTAGGAGCTGCCACAAAGGGACGAGAATTTTCTTGTCATTAGATAGGTCTTTCGCATGGCGCTGATCGTAGTAGATAATCTTTGATGCGGGGTCACCAAGCCATTTAGCCGACCACGCCAGGACTGACCAATCGCTCTTGATCTGGTTGACGGCGATGTTCTGGTCATAACGACCCCACACATAGGCAACGGTGGGAGATGTCTCTATGTCCATCGTAAGAACTTTTAGGTCGGGAGTTTTCATTCTATATCTCCTTTTTATCCAAACATATAGACGCTTGAGCTTTCTTTACGGGGGTTAAAAACGGCCACATGCGACGAAGAACCGCTTTAGCCACTTTTCCATAGGCATAATACTGATAGTATTTCTGTTTATTTGCCGAATACGGACCGTAGGGACCTCTAACGACTCCAAGCCCACCTATAAATCTCCGAAATCTAAGCAATGGCTGTTTATGAACCTGGGCGATGGCTACCTGGGCTATAGAAACCTGTTTGTACTTAGGATTTCTACTATGAAAACTAGTAGACCCTTCGCCATCAAAGAATCCCGCGCACCAAGAATAGTGAACTTTGCTCACTCGGTCCCCTTTGTAAAAAACCCGAACTTAGTGCCGCGCGTGTTCCAATCATCATACAATTCTCTGCGCGTCGCGTTGATATATCGAGTGCGGACAAGCGGCTTGGGGTCCTTCGGGTCCCCTCCGTATCTAAGATAATCAAAGCCGCCATCCACCATAGTACCGCCACAATTACACAAATGGTAATCGTGATGTGCTCGACTATAAATCTCATCGGCGCAGCAACCACATGTGACAGTTGTCACGCGTGTTTTAATGGGTTTCTTCTTCATGCTGTTCCTCCACGATCACTTCCATGAGAATATTGGCTCCCAGCATCATCTCGTAAACCACCTGCAGGGCTCCAAGACGACCAACGTGCTTGTACATGGTTCGCATCTCAAATTTCAACTGCGCGATGTCCAATTCTGTCGGCTCGTTCATTCTCTTGCCCCCCGGCGTGCTGCATTTTCAAGTCCAGATTTAATTTTATGGCATGGTTTACAAAGAATCTGTAGCTTATGCGCCTGGACAAATGTGCGATAGACCAATACATTCATGTCTTTGGCTTGTGGCTCAAGATCGTACAGTTCGCTGTTCGGTGCCAACGGCCAGCCGGTCAAAGGAATGATCGGCTCAATATGGTCACATTGCGTGTCGCCCATCTCAAACAGTTTCGTGCATGAAGCGCAAGGAACGACCCATTTGACTCGTTGATTCGGCCAATCTGCTGGCCTCGGGATGCGTACCGCTGCATACGCCTCCGTTCTCGCCCGTATTTTGTAGCTCAGTCGCCTTATCGCGTTTTTGAGGAACGCTGACAGAACAAACTTTTTCACTCTGGGTTCCTAACGCAAAAATCCTGAAATTCGCGCAGAGCCATATTCATGTTCTCCGTAAGTGGTAATTCGTGCGATGCAATATATTTCCTATTAGCGGCCCACATTGCCGTAGCCATATGATCGACAATCGAGCCAAACTCGGCGTTGAGTCGTTGTTGCTTTCGACTATTTCGCATCGTTCCAATTTTTGCCATAGTTCACCTCGGCTTTAAGACGTAGTGTGGGCATCCAGGTTGGCGGATGCTCCATGCAGCTTTTCAAAAGCGAGGAATAGTAATCGCCGCCTTCATTCTTACATACCGCTAAAATTTCATCGTGTACTTGTCCGACGCAAACCACCCCTTTCCTTTCAGCCCGTTCGATAGCCTCTTTGCACAGCTCCCCGGCCAGTGCCTGGCAGATGTTCTCGATCATCTTGCCACCATAGAGCTTTGTGGGCTCGGCGACGTACACCTTATGGTAGACATCATAAATCCATTCTGTTTGTGGGCCGAAGCGACCCTGTATCACCTCGGGTCTGAGATTCGGGTATTGGATTCGCAAGCCAGAAGGCAAGACAAGCGCGTTTCGCTGGACTTTTATGAAAGGCGCAAACCAAATACACCCAATCTTTCCCGTCGCTATAAGCGGTAAAAGATTGTGAGCGTTCTCCCACAGCTTTGGGACATTGAAATATGTAGTCCGGTAAAGGTTGACAGTTTTCCATGCTTCTTCCTCGCTTATATCCAGGCCGGTCTGGTTTTTAACGGTGGCCGCGAACTTCTTTGCCCCCATATTATAGCCCAGACCCAGAATGGAACATTTGCCGAATTGCCGTTCAATTTTATCGGCCTTGGTGATCTTCCGGCCGTACTTCAACGATGCGAAATCACAATAGAGGTCTTCGTCATTGATGATCTTGCCCATCAGCTTCGGTTCTTTGGCCAGCCATGCCAGCAGCCTTAGTTCAATCGCGGCAAAATCCCCCACGACAAGCTGATGACCTGCAGGACTGCATATAGCACTGCGAAGAAAACTATTGCGAGTGAAATTCTGAGGATTACCGCCAGCACCACTTCCCCCCGAGTATCGGTGTGTCTGGACAGCCCCAGAAAAGCCCACATCGAACGGAAAAGAGCCTGTTTTAGCAACCGCCAATAAACTTTCGCCTCGCGTTTCCAAAAGGTTAGACTTGCTGGCGATGCGGGCTGCATACAAATCGGGAGCAAACTCGCGGATGCGAGACAATCCATCATCTGTTTTGGCGAAAGCAGGGATTTGCTGGCCAGTTCTTGCGCTAATTTTAGTCGGGACTTCGTATCCTGACGCGGCCAACAGTTCTGAAAACTTTTTATTACTCGAAAGGGTGGCTCGGTCAACTCCACTTTTTTTGATGGTTTCTTCGCGCCGCGTTTTTTCATCGTGCACTCCTTTTTCGAGCACGGCCATATTGAGCACCAAGCGTGGTTCAATGAATGCTCGAATTGTCCAGTCCATCGGTCCGATTTGGCTTTGCGGGAATTGCGGCGCGAGTTTTTCATATATTGCCTCACATATAGTTGCATCATTTCGGCAGTATTCACCGAGCGCAGTCAATTGTTCGGGGGACGGATGCAACACTCCCTCGCAGGATATCTCACCTTTCGCCGACAGCCCTAAATATTCGGCCAAACGTTTGAGTGAATAGCCGGATATGTTTTCCCCAAGCACGGCCTTAGAAAGTCCAAGAGTATCCATATAGGCAAACGCTTTTACACCGTACCGCCACGCGAGGATAGCCATATCAAATCTGATGTTATGGGCGACCACTACAGTATTGATCCAGTCTATAGAGGCGACCCACGCCTCGACAGCGTGGTGTCCGGCCAACCAATGGGATTTCTCATCTCCCACGAAGTGATACGCCATTCCCAAAACCCAAAAACGCCTATCCCTCACATATTCGGTGACGGAAAGACTTTTAAGGTCGTAGGATTGTTTTCTGTCCCAAAAAGTTTCGAAGTCAACGCAGACTATGCGCTTCCCGTTATAATCCACCATGCCCTCGCTTCCATGTTCTTGCCGCATGACAATTCGCACAAACGACATCGCATTTTGCTATCTCAGTTAGGATAGATTTAGTGCCGTACATACTCCAGCTTCCACCCAAGTTGAATCTTTTATTCGCAGCATCTCTATGGTCAAACTGCATGACATAATGCGGATAACTAGTATTGCAATCCATACAAGGAATGTCTTTGGCCGAACGGAGAATACTGATCCGTCCGCTATAGTAGGCATTATACTTAGAAATATTATTCCGCCGCCATTCACGTTGATATTTTCTCATCGCATCGAGTTTGGCTGGTGACATATTCGCTTTTCGTTCCCGCCACCTAGCGGCGATTATATGTTTATGCCCCTGGTAGTAGTCTGCCAACCACTCTTTTCGTGTCACTTGCTCTCCATCTTGGCCTTCACAAACTCATAGCCGTTTATGTTAAAATACGTGGCACTCGCATGGTCCTCGTCGGTATCCCCGCGCAACCACTGACGAAAATGACGCGCAGCCGACTTGCGAAAGCGCGCCATCTCTTCCTCACCCGCCGCAAGCGTCCAGTTAGCCACGCCAGGGCGAACATCGGGATACTTAGTCGCCCCTTTCGAGAGATGTTCCGCCCAACGGTCATACATCGGTCCGTCCATGATGCGTGTATAGTCCACCTTCCCGTCCGCCGTGTCACGAACCATACCAGATTTAAACTCCTGCCGCGCACCCGAATCTTTAACCTCAAAGCTCATTCTATTCTCCTATTTGTTCACTCTTGTGCTTGCAATACGTTCCATATGCCCACATTAGCCCTGCCAGCACCATAAAGCCGACGAAGTGGACATCCCCTAGTATAGCACACATTACCGCCAATGTCAAGTCCGCAGCGGCTATGATAAACGATACTTTATAGACTCGGATTAGTGACATACACGGGTCCATTCTCGATTTCCTTGCGATCCTCGTAAGGACTTGCGATCTTGCGATATAATTCCAGCTTCGCACATTCCAGGGCACCGATGGCCTGATTGATGTTCTTATAGCTCAATCCAGTCTCCATAAGGAACGAGTCACATAGATGCGTGACCAAATAATTCAACTCGCCCGCTTCCTTCGGCACTCGTCCGGCCTCCATGCTTGCTCTTATACCTTTCTCAAGATATGGCATTAGTTATCTCCTTTTCATCTATCCATTCAATATGGGAAAATATCCAGGCGATAATATCGACTGTCCAGCCATTACCGAGCATTCTGAATCGCTCTGACATTCTAGCACTTTTTGTATAACCATCTGGAACTGTCTGAAGTCTCTCGTACTCTACGATGGACAATTTAGCATAGGTTACATCGTCTAGTTTAACATTTGTGCTAGATGTATTCGTTATAGATGGTGTTCTGGCAGTGATGCAATTAGCTTTTTCATCCAGAGTCTTGACATGACCCCATGTATTTCGATAGGCTAGAGTTCCAGGTTTTTTTAGTTTCATTCTGCCGTATATATTCTCCCGAGTTGCTGTTGTATCCCATATATCACGTAAAAATATCTTCTTCTCGGGTGGGAGGCCTGTTACTGGCAGATTAGTCCAATAGAGTCGCTTACGATGGCCGGCAGATAATCGTGCCGAATCTATCTTTATTGGGGATACTCCTAGTCGTGAAGTGATGATTTCAGCCCACTCTTTCTTCATACAGACATTTTCCAAAAGAAAAAAATCGGGCTTGCATTCATCGACTAGGCGACAGTACTCAAAGAACAGTTTGCTTTCAGAATGCTCGAAGTTAAGATGAGTACCAGCCATAGAAAACCCTTGGCAAGGACTGCCCCCAATTAGTAGGTCAATGTGGGGAAGGTCAGCTGCCTTAATGGCTGTTATATCGCCTAGTTGTATAGTGTTGGGATAATTGGCCATTGTGACTGCAATCGCTGATGCATTGATTTCGCTCGCATAGTATGTGAAGTTTTTAAAACCAGCCCGCTGCAAAGCGATTTGGCCACAACTCATCCCATCGAATAAACTAAGGACGTTAATGTTATTTCACCTCCGAATCATCTATCCACGCCTCTGTAACGTCATGCTTTTCACATAACTGCCGGAAGCGTCGTAACGCTTCAAGCTCGTTTACCGTGGCCATCACTTCTGTACCATCATCAATCACTCGAAAAACTTTCATATTTTCTCCTTTCCCCATGAGGGCATTGCCCAGAAGCCCATGAACCAAATCTCGAAACCATTCTTCCATATCTCTAAATAAAGCACCATCAGTTTTCCTATTCGCAACTCGATAATAGGATTTGTTGTTCCGCGCATATCATCGCGCCAGCCGTATTCCCAGCCACAAGCCCAATCGTCGAGACAGATCAAGGATATGTCAAGCGTGCTGTTCTTTTCCACCCGGTAAAGACGAAAAGGACCGATATCAAAGATCATTGTTCATACCTCCGTAAAAATTTACTATATGCAGCCGCTTCTTTTTCGGTCTGAAAGCGTCCGTGGAATATGCTTTTCAGTCGGACTTGCCATTGCTTTCGCGCCGCATCCCAGATAACTCCCAGGACTCTAGAGGACTTCGGCTGGTGCTGGTTCTGTGAATTCACCGTATGAGATACTATGCGAAGATTTTCTCGCGTGTTATTCAGACCGTTACCATCAATATGATCGACCTCTTGATTGTTCAATGGGAAACCAATAATCCAATGGTGCAGATAAACAGTAGTTTGTTTATTATTCCCTAGGCCAAGTCGCCGAATTGCATAGGCCGTTCTACCATGTGGCTTCACACACCACTTAAAAGAACCGAGAAAAGGATAAACATCGTCGTCTACCCATGTCGCATATCCTCGCGTTAGTGATATTCGCCTCATAGAACATTCCTCTTTACCCATCGAAGTGCTTGAGCTTGGGTAGCACATACCTTTGTTGCAAGAACAGTAGAAAAATTTGTAAGTTGTCTATCGTACATTCGTGGGGCGACTAGAACAATGGGCCGCTTCCACACAAAATACATTCGAGCAGCTTCCCAAGCCGTGCCCGAACTAGAACTATCGCCGGTCAAAACGACAATCGCCTTGCACATATCCAAGTTCTTGAAGTCTTTGGCCACATACCACTTCATGCGCCGGATATCCGGCTTTGCGTCGATGACGAGATGCGGTTTTATCAGCTCATCCTCGGCCGGGTCATAATACTTGAGCCCGAGCTGACGGCAAATCGTTTTTGCGTTCTCGCGCTCGGCCAAAACATCACGGCCGAGACGTTTGTGCATGGCACCGGCCAGGTAGCAGTCGTATTTCAGATTTTTCATACACGTTCCTCTTCTGGGTAGTCGTCCCAGTCAAAACACTCGCTATGAACAAGCTCAATGCACTTGGTCGGATGTTCTATAGCGTAATTCACGTCACTCGGCAGCAATTTGAATTTCGCCACCATGATGGCCACCACATCATCGCCGTCTTTGAAAGGGTAGTTGCAAATCGGGCATTCTTTTTCCATTAGGCGCACCTCTTGTTAGCAATCATTGTCATTCTCCACCAGCTTTTCCAATGCCCGAGCGATTCTCTCCAAAATTAAAAGCATATTGGCCTGATAGGGGTCCATGTTTTTGACAATATCGACGTTCATTAGGAGTCCTTTTGCATCTTCTTCCAGCAAGATGCACACCGGGTAGAGAGCCAGCCATGTCCTCGCAGCTTGGCAGTCTGACCGCAGGTTTCGCAGGTTAACGCGCTCTTGCGTTCGGCTTCATCGGTGACAGCATACATTTCTTCCGTCCCTTGGGTGAGATAGAAGCGCAGCGTGCCAAACTTCTCTTTGACTTGAGAGGCGCGCGGCCACCAAGCCGCCGGGCGACGTAGGCCAATACCGATCATCAGCCATTCCCATATGGCCAGAAAACTATAGCATCGCCATTGCCAGCTGATGTGCATGTTGAACCGACTGAATATCCAAGACGGAAATTCATTTTGGTATGGATTGGCGGCAATCCACTGGGTGATTAAAGTTTCAAGTTTGAAAGCGGCATCTTCGAGAAGATCATACCAGCCGTCCCCACAGTCGAAACCCCAGCACATGCAGGTGGTCTTCATATCGGCGTATCTATCTCCGAAAAGATGCGGCGCGATCTTGCAAAGCTGTTCATCCAGTTCCCGTTTCATGCATCTCTCCCATTCATCCATTTTGAAAATTCAATCCAACAAATCTTGCAGAAGCCGAGTTTGTTGCGCTTGCCGCACCATAGACAGTGGATGATTCGTCTAGGCATTGGCCATGTCGTCAAGTGCGCGTACTTCTATGCCACCTTCCACATCTTTGACTGACGTGTAGAAACTTTTCTGCTTTTTCGCGAGGGTCGATTTCGTATGCCACACGATACTGGTACCATCTTCGACTTTGCGGACTGTAAGACAAAATTCCGCCGCCGCGCCAATGCCGACACTCCCAGCCATGGTCCCCATATGCGGTTCACCTTGCGGCTCGCCGCTCGGGTAGGCGAACTTGTTCTCGTGGTTGATGAAGATGAAGGTACAGCCCACTTCATCCCGCAGGGCTTTGATTTTATTAAGCACCTGCTGAATCGCCATGCGGTCATTTTCCGGTGAGTTGTGAAAGGTAGCGAATGAATCCACAATGACTATATCCGGCTGCAGGCTTAACAGTTCCGTCCGAAAAGCCCGGAGTGAGTCCTCGGCGTCGAGCTTGATAGTCGTTCCACACTTCAAGAAGAGTTTTCCCTTTAAATCGGAACGCTTCAAGCCTTTCGCCGCAATGACTGCATTGAAACGCCGCTGCGTCTCGCCCTTGAAGCGTTCCTGATCTATGAACAAGACACGGCTCGACGTAACGCCAAATATGCCCAGCCAGTTCCCGCAGTCCCTCGCACTTTCTACAGCCAAATCTATTAACAGCCACGTCTTGAGCGTTTCGGGCAATCCAACGACGAATCCGAAAGACTTTTTTGCGAAGAATGGTTTGCATATCCAGTCCACCTCTGTTGTTTGATCTAGGAATTGGTCAATGTCCTCAGTGTTTCCTGAAATTGAAGCCAGCGGCTGATACCGCTTCCAGATTTCTGCTATCTTGTCCCGCAGGCCCTCGAACGGGCGGCCATCTTCTAGTGCGTATGGCTGCAGCAGCTTAAATGTGTCTTCTTCACTGAAATTGTGACTTCGGAATTTTCCAAGGACACTCACAAGCGTACTATGGACATGTCCCTTTTTCATCTCTTCAAGCGCGCCGGATATCCAGCCGTCAGACTTGCGAATTGTACTCGTCAATCCAGACGCCTTCGGATTTTGAACCTCGAAGACCTTGGGTAGAGGTATAAGAGCGATACGAGATAATGGCGTCGTCCGCCAGGCGTACCGTTTGCCATTTGGATGCAGGCTTGGGGGAGCCACAACATAGCCACCATTGCCCCTTGTATCTACTCCCGCTGCCAGCTTCTTTACAGAGTTCCCTAACAATCCGTTGGGGTCCGCATAAAAGAGTTGTTCTCCATTTCCCGTCATTGCCACAACCGAAGATTGCAGCCCTAGTCTCTTCCCCGAAGCGATTCCTTCTGGGCCGTCCAAGTCCACTACCGCCAAACCGTTCTTTTTGCCCGTCGCTATTCCTATGTTTGCGTTTGGGCATTTCGTCCACCATCCCTTTATTGTCTCTGCATCCGTTGTGGCGTCAAGACAACCATTCGGCACAAGTGACCCCAATGGCTCCTTATTGCCTGGGCGACAGGGGAACACGGCAAAGCCATCAGCAGCGTAACGAAGGGCGTTAAACATCATTTCCCCAGGTCCGCCCATGCTTCACGTTCGCGGCAGAATTTGCATCGACATTTGCGTATGCGTTTAGTTTTCATTATCGTGTAATCTTCATAAGAATAGTATATATCCAAAACGAAATTTTGTCGAGGGCGTTCATTTCGCGCTTATTCATTGCTATCCCCTATTGCTCCCAGCAGGTCGGCTATCTTCTCATCTAGACGATCTATCCACCAATGCCGTTTGCCCTCGTCTGGTTCGCCAAGCGTGGCAACGCGTTCCTCTTTCAAATCTTCCAGCATAGCTAATTGCTTCTCTTGGAAGGTCATATGCTCCGCTCCTTCTTGTCGAAAACTTTTCGCTCTTCGACAAAACCACAAGGGCACTCTAAGTCAGATACTTCTACCATTGGAGGTGTTTCTACTTTTTCAGGATCAATGGCAGTCATTTTCCCGCCGTCTTGCGCCAGGCTTCTCCCGATTCCCCTAGTTCACGTTCCATTTCATTCGGATAATCTCCCTTGCTACGAAAGAAATGAAAGTGCGTTTTGTCGGCACATAACTCTGCCGCTTCCAGGCGGGCGAGGAGAGCGTTGATATCAATGCCCTCGCGATTAAGATTTAAAAGGTCGTTTGTCTGACGCTCTTTCAACCGCTTCAAATCGTCGTCGGTGAATGTGCTCACTTGAGCCCGCATATCTTAATGAGCTGTTCCTGTGCAGCCGCTTTCATCTTGTTAAGCTGGGATAAGGATTCAAGCTTGCGATTGATCTGACGCGCTGCCTTCCTGGCAAGCCGAATGCACGTCTTGAGCTGTTGAATTGCTTGCCGTTTAGCCGATAACGGTTTTTTCATTTGATTCTCCTTGTGCTTTCATTTCATCGAACATACTTCGCAATTCTAAGAATTTATTGAATACGCGCTTGCCGAGCTTGAACTCTTTCGTCGTCACCTTGAAATGCGGCTTGTCCTTGGAGATATGGACGATCAGCCCATCCTTGACCTTTGTGCTGTTCATCTCATTGTACGCTTCGGCATACGCCGACAATTGTAATGCCATATCGGGATAGATGCGGCTACCCGTCTTCCAATCGATGAGCAGCCGCGTCTTGCCGATCTTGCCCACTGCGTCGAACGTGCCACTGTATACGTGCTTGCGGCTTATCACCTTCATCTCAGTATGATCTATCGTACCTTCAATGCTATTCGCCCACGCAATCCATGACTGCATCATGCCATTAACCCGCGTATAGCACGATGGATGTTCGTCTACATGAATCACATAGCCACTGGTATCAAGATACTGCTCTACGCAATCGTGAAACGCGGTGCCAATATATGCCGCCATCTCCATTTTCCGCGTAGCGAGAGAGCCCCATTTCTCCCGCCACGCATCAAGCCATGGCGCGGGTTTGGCACCGATGATTGTTGATACGCTCGGATACCAAACGCCATCGATGAAGGACTCGACGTGAGGCATTAGCTTTTCAACTTTCGCATCGCATCTGCGAGCGCAAAGAACTCTGCATCGTTATACATCATGGAAGCTCCAACCGCGCTACGTTGCATATTTCCAGCAATCATCCCCTCGCGCTCGCAGATGAGGGCCTGAAGTTCTATCTCGATTGCGTCGATCATTGCTTATTCACAAACGCGAGTCCGCGTTCCGCCGCCTGTTCGACGAGCTTCAGATAGTCTTCCAATGTATTTCCGGTATTTAGCTGAAGCAATCCCACACTCTGCAAACACGCTTGGAATAGTCCTTGCCGCGAAATGCGTTGGTCTTTACTCGCCCAGTCCGCCTTGCTCATCGTCTCGCTCGCGGCAGCTTTCTTAACAGCCGCTTTAGCGACAGCGACTTGTGCCGTCTGCGCGGGTGTCGGCGCGTCCGTCTTAGGTGCCTCGACAACGGCAACCGTTCCCTTTTTAATAAGTGGCATATTAGCCCTCCAATTCGACTGAGTACGTGTGTGCTGGCTGTCCCTTCCCTACTTTCTTCTTACCCGTATGGATGATCGTCACCGTGCTACCGATGGGCACCTGGATAAGTTGCCGCTCAAGCCGCGTAGTGGCGAACAAGTCCACAGTCGCGCCTTCTTCCGGCGATACGTTCTGTCCTTTGCCCAGACTGAATTCGCACGAAGCATCCAGCACCGTAAGCGAATACACGGGCTTCTTGCCGTACATCGTCTCCACTTCGCGGCGACCTGTAAGCACACCCTTCAGCATCTTGCCGTCCTCTTTCATAAGCGCGGTAGGGGCGAAGTTTCCACCGCCACCGTTTGTATCAGGAATCATCTTTCCCATTTTCATTTCTCCTTATAGCCGTACGCTTAAGAATATAGCGGGTTCCGGCTTGCTAATTCCCGCGATGGTCAACGGGTTGATGCCAATATTCAGCGACGTATTGCTCCAAAAATTCCAGCCGATAGATAGCATCGGCTGAAACGCGGGCTTACGATTGTCCGCCGTCCATCCGAACGATGCGCCCGCGTCGAACTGACGGAAGTAGAACAGGTGACAGCCGACATAGGCGCGTCCTGTATCACTGTAGCCGACGCCCAAGAATGGCCGCAACTCAGTGCCCCACGCATGCGCATCCACTTTCACTGTGCCATCTTTGCGTATTTCTACAGCCCCGTCACGGCTGTACTGCCGCGTAGTGCCTTTATCCGTCGTCACCGTCACCGTATGTCTGTTCACGTCGAATGATACAAGCTCTTTATCATTCGCTGGTAGCGTGACATGCGGCGGCATGAGCACGTCGCGTATGTGCGCTTTTAAGTAAAAATAGCCCCCAAGCAAAAGGGCAACTACCGCGCCGATGACGGCGAGTGTGTGCTTGAAATGGTCTGATAGTATCATTGCATCCTCCTAACTAAGACGAAGAAAACCGAAGCCACCGCCGCGTAAGCATAGCACCATGGCTCTTTAGCCACCCAGGCCGCCGAAGTCAATGCACCAGCCAACATAGCGAGAGCGGTAATCACGATTTGGGTGTCCCCTTATTCGAGTAAGCAAAACTCGCAATAGCAAAACTATAGAACGTTGCTTCACTTGCCGTGAGAGCAGGAAACTTTGCAAACGCCGACAATGCCACGCGCATGATGAACACGCTCGACATAATACTCATAATCACATCGCCGCGAACGTCAATCAAATCCTGAATGTAATTCCATAAGGCTTTTAGTTTGCCACCCATATCACACCCTCCCGCGAGCTATCGCCGCTTGACAATACACTGTAAGAAACTTTACCGCCCGATTTACATACACTTGTACACTACCCTTGGAAATGCCCAACACTTCTGCTGCTTCGGCGAGCGATTTCTCTTCCCGCATAATAAGAAGATAGCATTCTTTCTGCCGTCCCTGCAAGTGATCTATGGCTTCTCCCATGAGAAGTTGTGGTGTGGAAGGTGCAGCGATTTCCGTTTCGGGCAACACGTCAGGGTTAGCCTGCGGATGTTCGCGCGCTGTGCCATCATGCCCTTCACCATGCCGCGCTACATCGTCCCAATAAGAACTCTGCTCCGTGTGTGATGAGTCCTTACGGCTTTGGATCACGCGTGTCTTTTGAATCTTCACATGCTTAGACATTAGCAGCCCTCGTCTTCTGGTAAGTCTTCGGCGCATCCTTCACACAATCCATTCACTTGATTAACGATGAGGCCGTCAAACATGCGACCGCAGCCATTGCCTTTTCCATCGTCGCACAAGAACGCTTCATCGGTGATTGATAGATTAATCATTGTTATCCCCTATGGTTACCTAAACATGTCATACGTAAGACGACCCAAAAGGCCCATGCACAATTCGATGCCATTACTCAACCTCTATCGATTTCCGTTCTAGCCGGGCGGCTTTCTTGCGGACCTTCGCCATCTTCTTATTAGCGAGGAAAATATCCCGGCGCGAACCCTTGCGCGTCTTGCGATTCGGCGTAGTCTTCACTGTGAGGTACGATTTATATGTACTCATTTTATCTCCTTATGGTATAAGTATAGTCGGAGATACATAATCCGACTTCTTGGCGATTTCTGTTTTGGGCGATTGTATTAGCCATACTTTTCTATGCTTCACTCCGAATTTTACCTCTTGATCCCGCGTATAGACAAACACATCAATAGAATTGCGTATGCGCTTGTGCATAGTATCAAACACGGTACGATAGCCGACACCATCAATATATAAAACATCATAATACTTAATCTTCCCGCTAACCAATAAATCTTGTGACACGGCGCAGCCAAGTTGATTGACATTTTCATCTATAGATGTGTGGCATGAGTCCCGATTTTTGCATGCCACCTTCGTCTGCGCCGGGATTGCACGATAGGATGTGATTGTCATCGTACTTAATAGTATTGCTTCGATTAACATATGGCCCTCCTTGGGTCATACTCTTTCCTCGATTCGGCAGAACGGGCACCACCGGGCTGTAACCTTCGCCATTTTCGGAAGATGTACCACCACGGTAGGAAACGCCCAGCAGTTATGACACCGTTGTGGATACCAGGAATTGCCTTGCATTCCCGTAATCCATTCCGTACCTTCCGGCACTCTATGACCTTTCTCCCAGTTCATCGTTTCCACCGATAGCACCGCTGTACCGTAAAACCGAATCGCCTAGAGAATTCGTATCCGTCCCATGAGCACCATGCCTTAAAGTCCACGCATTGCCACGGCCAGTCAAAGTCTAACACTAGATAGGACTTGCGCTCTCTATTCATCGACTTCGCCATATCCGTCGCATTCTTTACAATTCTCAATCACGCCGTCCTCACAATCCCCCACATCGTACCACCCCATCCCCTTACAGCTAGGACATGAAGATTTCCCCGTATCGAATTCATTCATATCAGCCCCCCGAATTGTGAAATTCTATGATCGTCTCACCGCAATCCAAACAAACGTATTCAGTTTCGTGTTCTCTAAAATTCCAGGCATCAAGCCTATGATCCCCCATTGAGCAAGTTAACAGCATGTTATTTACCCCCCCGGCGATTTTCGTTTTTCATATCGGCCACAAGCCGCCGTAATTCGTCAATCTGTGTCTCTTCATAGCTTTTGCCTAGCTTGAGCATGACCTTTACGCCTATCGCATAATTTCGCCCGTTGGTAGCATCATAGGCGTCATAGGCGATAGCAGAGACATGCCGGGAATCGAAGAATCGGATATCGGCCTCGGGCATGACCTTTAGTCGCTCTAGATTGTTCACCCTATCCCCTAGCGCGCCTACGTTCCTATTCGTGGCGTCTATCTGGGCCTGTAGCGCATTATCTCCTGCTATGCGGCCCTGAGTCTCATTATCTAGCCCCGCGTTCAATCCTGCTATGCTAGCGGCCTGCCCTTGGTCTGATAACCGATTGTATTCGGACGTTAGGACGTAAACGTCCTGGGCCTTAGTCGGGTCACCGTCTAGCCCCATGAATGTAAGTTTTGTTAGTGGTACATCCGTCGGCAACGGCTGATTGTATACTGAACTATAACCATACCCAGTCTGAGAATTAGGGTTATAGTCATAAGCTTTCGTATATCCGGCGATAGCAAGTTGATTCTTCACCGCGTTTTCTTCGACGTAATCATTTGCGCCTAGGCTTTGCGTAGGCGTTTGAAACGTGCTAATGCCGTACCTATCGCTCAGCGAATTGAGGATCAACTGGCTATCATGCTGCCCATATGTATCTGTGCCGAAATTCCACCCGGCGGACGGCGGTTCCGCAAAGACAACGGCAGGTAATAGTACTAGCAATAGTTTTTTCATATTATTTACCCCCTATCAGCTTCAGGCCATAGGCTACTATCTTATTTTTCATTGCGGCAGTGGCAGCGTAGGCGGCAGCGTTGGCGGCAGCAGTGGCGGCGTAGGCGGCAGCGTTGGCGGCAGCAGTGGCGGCAGCGTTGGCGGCATCCCGACTTTCATCGGTAGGCCGTTCCGCAAAACGCACCGCTGCCTCAATAGCCGCGCGTGGCCGTAAGTCACCGGGATATGCCTTTTCGTAAATAGACAACACTTGGTTAGCTGCGAACGCAGCGTAGGTTACCTTCTGAGTGTGTGACATAAACCGCACAAGTACCCAATACACCCAGTCGTAATGATCCTCTTTGATGAGTTTCATTACGACGGTATCCAACTTAGAGGCGCGCTGATTTAAAAACCATTTCGTTCCGCCTTCACAAGCTCTTCGCTCTTGCAGCCACCGTTTTGTAATTTTCATGTTATTTATTCCTTTTCGTTATAGCGTCTAGTTTAATTTCGAGCGCGTCATAGCACTTATTACAAAGAATTTCCGAAAATGTAACGCCTTCCATTCCATCAGCCCATTCACAACGTATACCGCGTTCATAGCATCGCATTAGATTATTGCCCCCTGTTTTTGGCGCGCTTCCCATTTCGCTATCACTTCGGATTTGCGCGCTTCGGATAACGGCTCTTTGACGCCTAGCAAATTACGCTTTGTGATTCCCGGCATTGTGTACTGTATACCGATACAGCCGATAGTCACCACATGTGTATGATACTCAGACCATTTAGCGAAAACCCTTTCACACTTCGCGCAGCGGTTATCAATGCGGGCCACATTCAGCATTTGGCTATATGACATTAGATTATCCCCTTTTCTTTCGCCGAGTCTGTCAATTCATCGAATGTATAAACCTTAGTCTCTTTGATTCGCATATTAGTTACCCCCCATGATTTTGTCGAAGTCTCGCATATTCGCGCATGGTATGCCCTGGGTCTTTTCTCGAATGGCCTTAAAGTCTATTTGCTGGCCGGTCCCCTCACATGCCGGGCAGTTGTCGCGCTGCCCGCCCTTTTTACAAAAACAGCTCGCGCCCGTCTTCGGTTGATATGCGCTCATGTTATTTAACCTCCACTTTCTCTCGGCCGATTCTGATAAAATCATGGTAATCAGATCGTGAGATATTCAAGCTATACAATTCTATAAGCCCTCGGCATTCATCCGGTAGGCCTTCATAGCCTTCGTCTATCACGTCCACAATGCCGCCCTCTTTATTGAGCAACACAAAGACGCGTTGTGGATTGCCATTAGGGCTTTGCGAGGCCCGCAAGTGTTGAAACATGACGGCGCGTTTAGATTCCATGATTATTTCACCCCCGCGATGAGGTTGTCAAAGTATTCTTGCGGCTTTAGACCGTACGCTCCGCCCCTCGGATTCCATTGGTTGATATGACGGGACGTGGTACGGCTCCAAAACTTATCGGTTTTGTATTGGTGCCAGCCGCCATTTTCGGGCTCTAAAACTAAAACAGCAACCGGCGTTTTATAACTAAAAAGTATTTGCATACCATCCATGGTCAATTCTGTCATGTTCGCTTTTATCGGGTTAAGGTTCATTGTGTGAGCTCCTTTAAGTTTATTTTGATCTGCTTCAGTATAGCCCCAAAACGCCTATTTGTCAAGACCCATTTTCGGATAATAGCCGCCGGTCTTGCCTAGCTTGACTACGTCCATCTGCCCGCTCGTTAGCTTCGCGTCTGGGAAATGGCATTGCCCGCTAGAATCTTTAAAACCTTCATGTATATTGAATTCTGTTTCCCGTTGATTGATAGGTCCATGTTTCATAATATCCCCCATTCTCTCAGTGTCGCTACGTCTTCACCTGTAAGCCCGTATGCATTTCTATACACTATTTCCGGCATAGCCGCTATCTCCGCTTCGTCTAGGGCCTCTTGCGCGTCTAGCTCCGCGTTTATGGCTGCATCCATCTGCTCATATTCTTTGTTGGTCATATCGCCCCCATGGGTCTACATTTTTCATGCCGTACTAAGTCTCCTACTTTCACTCGCTGCCACGGCATAGACTTAAGGTAGTTCACACTCTTCCCACATATGAAACACCGCTGCACCCAGGGCCGCCCGTCTGCTGTCAAACTCGGCTTTAACATGTATGGGTCTGTTATTTTATTCATGCGCCCCCCTTTCCTACCATTCCCCAAACGTGCAGACCACGCCACAACCGCCGGACGTGTGCCGCGCACCGCTGAAATGGGCGGCCACCTCTGCAGACGCCCGCGCGTCCATCTGGGCGCGAGACGGTCCCCAACCCTTGCGCGCCGGTGCCCCGGCCGCCAGTTCCCGGCAGCGGCTGCACGCCATATCATACCGGCCAAACACCCGGCCGCATGTTCCATCATGCCGCGTTTTAGTTTCCATACAAATAGGATAGCACCACAAGCCCATTTTGTCAAGGCCCAAAGGCATACTACTATACCAGATATATCAAATCATGCAATAAATCTTTTTGCGCCTACCGTGCCGCGCGTCATCCGCTGTCATGCGTTTGACGCATTCCGGCCCCTATAGTGGAAGGGGTAGGGCCTAACGGCTTTACGCCTTTTTTATTTGCGATAGCACAATTGTAGGGCACACTCCCTAGTTTCTCTTTCCTGCGTCTGGCGGCTCACGAGCTACCCGGCGGCTTGAGAGTCTATCTTAACTAGGCAAAGAGCCCCGCCCGGCGTAATGGCACGGCGAATAGAAGATAAGATAGAACTATGCGAAAGGAGATTAGATGCTTAGATCAATTTATCGCTACACGCCTAAAGAATTAAGGTATAAGAAATCTAATCGGAAACCGCGTAGCCGTTACGTGTCTAATGATCTAGTGAACTGGGCTAAAACACTAGACGTTAAGCAACTAGGCGAAGTAGGACGAGTAAAGAATAAAAAACTAGTGTGTTAAGCGGCTACGTTTACCAGATAAATAAACGTAGAGCATTTATTCACCTAAACGGCCGTTTTAAGCGGCTGGCGTAGATACACCTATCCGCCCTCATGCGGCCGCCGTTCTATCGTGATAGCGTGCATTTCGTTACACGCTATGTGATTTAAACGCATATGATAAGCGCGGCTGCATTCTAAGCAAGGTAGTAGTTTGCGGTAGGCGTTTTGTAACGGTATGCGGTAAATTTGGGCAGCTGGCCCCGAAGGGCCGCCCGCCCCCTGCACTATCAGGATAGCACGGAAACGCTAAAATTTCAATGGGCCGAAAGGCTCAAATATGCAAACAAGTTTGCACATCGGGGGAACATGGACACGCCATTAAGCCGGGAACGGGAAGAGATGGACCAGACCACCGGCCAACCGTACACGCCGGAACAGATAGCCGGGCCGTGTTGCGACAATGGCCGCTTTGAAGAGGCGCACGCTTGCCAGAAAGGATGCCCGCCGCCCGGTACGCCCGTAGGTCCAGCCGTTGAACGCAACGGGGCAGGCATTGAGCGGGCAAAGCTGCGGGGCTCGCCTGGCCGCCCGCCGGGTGTACGCGGGCCGCTAAACTCTAAGCACCCTAGCAGCATGGGCCGCAAATTCCTAAAGGCCGGGCTTGACTGGCAGACTGATTTCGCCCTAGCAATCAAGAGCAACAAGCGTGAGCGTATCAAGCTATGGCTGCGCCTATTGCCCTACCTTGTCACTACGCATAATGTGGTGAAGGTGAAGAAATGGAAGGGCAAGGCGAGCAAGGCCGCGTTGATAGCCTTGGACGCGCTAGAGGGGAAGAATGGATAATTTTATTGGGGAAATTGAGTACGAGCTCAGGCAGATCATCAAGCACCGGTCTAATGTTCTCTTGCCGCTGCCGCCTGATGAACTGGACATGCTGGCGAAGCACCACACGCGCAAACTTGCCCGATGGCTGGCCGCGCTTTACATGGACGGACACGTCAATGCTTAGACGCTTATGGGACGCATTGCGCCGCCTGTTCGACTTCTCTACTGTTCGTTTGGCTATCGTTAGGAAATATACAGACGCGAACGGCGCATATATCGGTGAACTATATTTAGAGCTACCCGATAAGCACGGCTATAGGATGATAGGGGTATCGCTTGATTCCTTGCCTCTAGACTATCCAGGCGGTAAGAAATGGCGGCTAGACACGTCTAACGACTTCCTAGCTCCATTGCCGCGTAACGTAGTGCGCGTTGGGGCGGTTGATCCCGGGAATAATGATTTCATACGCGACTATGTACAACACTTGCCGCGTTGGGATATGTCGCTCATGGTGCAGAATAGATTTATTGAACATGTTCTAGAGGGGAAGCAGACGAGGTAGACTAAAACGTGTCAATGCCGACGGGTTACGCCAGTCATATTGGTGTGGAATGAGCCGCTAGGTAGCGTGTATATGTGCCTAGTGTGCAAGGGGATATTGAATGGACGATAAGCCTAGGACATTGAGCGCAAGCAAGGATGAGCCGCAACTGCTCAGTATGGACGGCGGTATCATGCTACGAGATTTCAATCCCAAAGGTATATTGCGTTTCACCGGCCGTAAATGCTTTACGTGCAATGGTGAGATACTCGACCATTGGCTCAGGCATTCAGACGATACAAGTTTGCAAGGCGTCTACTGGTGCTCGAAGACGGGTAGCCAATGGAGCGAAGGATACGCTACGGAATGGGACGTGCCAAAGGATTTCGGACAAACGCAAGGCGCATAGTTTACAGTGCCTTACGAACTATAAACCATCGGGGGAAGAGAACATGAACGATAGCACACAAGCACAATCAGCCGCACCGGTAGCGCAGACTAAGCAGGCAAGTCTCAAAGATATCGAAGCGGTACGCGACCTATTCGCTAGAGCGCATGATTACATTTCACAGGCTAGTCATCCGGGTCACCTGGGAATGAAAGTAGCCGAGGTGCTGAACTTCCTAGCGTTTCAATACAATGATTTCAAGACGCGCGCTGAGAACTTGGGCAAGCAGATCGAAGCAGATGCCAAGGCCGAACTGAGCAAGGTGGATGTGGAAGCGGCGAAAGCGGCCGTTGACGCCGTCATCGTTGAGCAGCCGAAAGCCTAATGGATCTAAACGGCAACCATCCTAGGTGCGAATGCCACGAATGCACACAGGTGCGGGCTAGAGAGAATGGAATATCTGCCTATCCATACGAAAAGCCTTGGCCAATAAGCAATACGCCATTACTGCCTTGCCTTTGTGGAAAGAGTTATCCGCACACTTGCGTGTGGTGCTAGATGACTGATGCCGAGAAGGCCATCGAAGCCTCTTGGCAAGTAGGGCGGCTGTACGTTCACCTGAATCCGAGTCAGCGGAAGATTTACGATGCGTTCAAGTTGAGCATCGGGAAGAACTCTAAATTCGTGGTGAACTGCAGCCGCAAGATCGGGAAGAGCGTTCTTGGTCTGTTTCTGGGCGTGGAAACGTGCATCGCCAAGCCAAATTCATTGGTGGCGTTCATCGCACCGACCGTGGATGATGTTCAAGAATACGTCCGGCAGCTATGGGATGTGGTGTTTGCCACATGCCCGGAGCATCTGAAGCCGAAGCTACGGCGAACACAGATTGTGTTCCCAAATGGCTCCAAGATACTGTTCCGGGGCGTTGGCAAGGGTGTGGGAACGTCCTACAACAATTTGCGTTCTTTTGCCTTTGATTTGATTATTTTGGACGAAGCGGGGTTTAGTGCCAACCTGGACGAGATAGTTGACGGAGCCCTGGTTGCCACGCTTATACCGCGCAACGGGAACATGCTTCTGCTGTCCACACCCCCCGTCACGCCTGACCACGCGTTTAAGGGCTATTGCGATCAGGCGGAAATAGACGGGGCCTATATGAAGCTCACCATACGAGATAGCCATTACTCGATGGAGAGGCAGGAGAAGTTCATCAAAGACCTTGGCGGGATACTCTCCCACAAGGTAAGGCGGGAGTTCTTTTGTGAATTCGTCATCGATACGGACTTCCAGCTGTGCCCAGAATGGAAGCAGGAATATGAAAAAGAGATACCAAAGACGGACAATTTCAAGTGGTGGTTCAAGTATGATGCGCTGGATCAGGGCTGGACAGATAATTCTGTATGCGGGTTTGCTTCTGTGGAGTGGAATGGGGGTAAGTCGGTTATAGTGTTACGGGATGAAGTGTGCATGAAGTCGCCCGAGCAAACGACCGATCTGCTCGCCGAAAAGATCATCCTGAAAGAGCATGAGGTGTTTGAAAATGCGGAGATCAAGAAACGGATTGCGGATAACAACACGCCTTCTCTGTTGCAAGACTTCAACCTACGCCATCACCTTTATTTTTCGCCCGTGGAAAGTAAAACGTACTTGGACGTTATGGTTTCCGACGTTCGTGAGCTTGTCAAAGAAGGCCGCGTAATTGTCAGTCCTAAATGCGTTCAAACGCTCGGATGCCTCAAGAATGGTGTGTGGACGAAGACGAAAGGGGGAGCGCGGGGGAAGGAATTTTCGCGCTCAAAGACGTTTGGCCACTATGACGGTTTCGCAATGCTGATGTATCTAGTCCGCAGCGTGGATATGGTGAAGAATCCGCTGCCACCGGCATTCAGGCACAATGAAGAGAACACATTCATCCCGAAAAAGATACTTGAGGGCGACACAGCGGCAATCCAAGATATAGTGGGCGCGGGAATGGATGCCGCATTTGCCCAGGAATTTAACGCAAAAGAGCACGACGAATCTTATGACTGAGATGACTCCTTGTGATTTTGTAAAGGCTGGCACTACGGATGCCAAGAACTTCGGCGAATTTCTGGCTCATGTAGCCGACTGCAAAGACTGTCAGCGTAGGGTATTTTCGCGCATTATCATTGAATTTAAGCAGAAGCAAATGGAGATAACTAATGGCCAGCGGTAGCATGAACTCGAAGACATTTGGCGGCGAACCCGATCAATATTTCGCCACGCTACCGGTGGAAGATCTCCTCCAAGAATGCGAGCGGCGCAAAGATGATTATCAAGATTACGTTCTCCGCACTGGCAAGCTAACCGTTTGGCGCACCAACTGGGAAATGTGGATGCGTTCGGAGATGAAGATTGGCATAAGATTTGGGGGTGACCGTGGACAGTACAAGCTCATTGAATCAAACATTTACCGCTCTATCGTCACCGGGTTGGTATCGACTATCGCCAATCAGCGGCCGTCCTTTCAGCCCGAGGCGATCAACGACGATCATAAGAGCATGTCCCAGGACATCATCTTTGATTCAGTAAGCAATTATTATTTAAAAGTGAAGCACATGGAAGACGCCTACAAAATGGCGTTGACCTATGGCCTTGTCACCGGCGAAGGGTGGATGTTCGAGAAGTGGAACGCGGATATTGGCGAGGTGGTAGACACGGTACAGGACGTGAAGACGGGCAAAGAGGTACCAATTAAAGAGGGCGACTTCCAGTATGCTGTACTTGGACCGATGGATGTCATTCGTGACTACACTCGTATGGATGTGGATAATGATTGGTACATCGCGCGCGAATACCTGAATAAGTGGGACTTGATAGCCCAGCGACCCGACCTGGAAGATGAACTGAAGGGCTACAGTATGCCCACGACCCTACAGCGTTTCCGCTTCGGGCATATCGTGGACGCCCAGACTTCAAACTCCGATCTTATTCCCGTCTACACGTTTGTCCATAGAAAGACAGCGGCCTGTCCCCAGGGCCGCATCACTCAGTACATAGACTCCGATACATGGATTCTCGACACCGCGCTTCCTTACGATGAGATTCCGCTGTACCCGATGCTCCCCGACCAGACATTATTCAACAATTTTGGTAGCACCGTAATGACCTCCCTTGTCAAGCTGCAATATGCGTATGACAAAACTCTTAGCGTCATCGTTACCAATCAGCAAGCCTTCGCCATTACCAACATCGTCATCGACGAGTCTACTCAGACTAAACCAGAACAGGTGATTGAAGGCTTGAATTTTATCAAAACGAACATGAAGAATGGCGTACCAATGGGTCTAGAACTTTGCAAGACCCCGGCCGAAATTTTTCAGTTCTTAGAATTACTCGAAGCACAAATGGAGAAGTTAAGTGGACTTCCTAGCATTCTTCGCGGACAACCCCCGACTGGGGTTGAATCTGGTACTGCCATGGCCTTTCTGCAAGCGCAAGCACTTGTATTCAATTCGCCTATTCAACAGGCGTATATTAGTTTTCTTGAACGCTCAGCCACAGGACTTTTCAATATGCTAAAGAGCTTCGCCAACACGAAGCGGATGATTACGATTGCCGGTCAGAGCAAGTCATCCTACATGGGTGAATTTTCTGGCGATGATCTCTCGAACATCTCACGCGTCATTGTGTCGGCCGGAAATCCTGCCACGCGATCAGAAGCCGGGAAGCTACAGATAGCGCAGGATTTGATGGCGAAAGGTCTAATCAAAGACGCGAATCAGTATTTTGAAGTGCTGGCGACTGGCGAGCTAGACCCCATGACGGAGGGACCGGAAGCTGAGAATATGCTCATCATCAAAGAGAATGAGCAACTTCGGCGCAGTATTCCGCAAGTAGCGGCTCCTTGGGACAACCACGCCAATCACATCAATCAGCATTTTGTGATTATGATGGACCCAGCTCTCCGACAGAAAACGAATGACCCGGTATTCGCTGCCACCATGCAACACATTATGTCCCACGCGCAGTTTCTATTCCCTGGCATTCAAACCCCCACTGATCCTCGTTTGATGGGCCTCATGGGAAACAATGTGCAAGGACCGGCACCGCAACAATCGCCGCAGCAACAGCCGACACCACAACCAGTAGCAAATCCGATGCCCGCCGCCGGACCAAATGGTGGCCCTAGTCTGGCCGCCCCACGACCGCCGCACGCCCCAATTTTACCAGGCAAGTCGTCGCCTGCTACCGCTAATGCGGCGCAACAACTAAACCACGCGGTGACCCCGCAAATGCCCGGAGGAAAATAATCCATGTCCAATATGCAGACCGTTCCATTCGTCGATCACCAAACGATTGCCCCAGCACTTACTTCTGCACCTGGGACATTCAACTACAATATGCAAGGTATTGATCGCGCTAGCCTTCAACTTAATACCACATTCAGCAATGCCGGTGATACAGATGTAGTGACTCTAAAGATCAGTAATGATGGCGTGAATTTTGTGGGCTTTAGTACTGCCAAGACGATTACATTTACTGGCGGCACCACAGATAGCGGATTATTTGAGTTGGGGGCCGTTGATTATGTATGGCTTCAAGTCTCTTGGGCTGCTACATCTGCCCATACGTTTAAACTCGATGCCTATTTATACGGCACCGGCGGCTCTCAGGTTTGGTAATGACTGCTGACGATATCATCATCACAGGCGTTATTATACGAGAGCTGGAAAAAGAAGGCGTTGGATTGATTCAAGCCACACGTATTGGGAAAGCCGTCGCGAAGGCCCTGGGGGCGTTACATGCCAGAGACACCATCACAGACAGACACATATAATACCGCCCTAGATATTTTCGACAAGACACATCCGCTTCGGGTGGATGTGGATGAAAATCTAAAGGTTACAATCGAAGGGGCGGTAGGTCCAGTCAGTGGTATAGTCAAGATAGAAGATACCGCTGGAAATCCGTTGGTTTCCTTCGCGGGGGCTTTGAGCGTTGACAATCAGACGCAACTTGTCACATTCGT